GTAACACCGGTTGCCGTTGCGGCGATCGCAAACAGTTCTTCTTGTGAAACCCCTAGCCGATTCGACATATCCGTAGCCGTTTGTATTGCATTGGCTAATTCTGGGAAAGTTGTATCGCCTAAACGGACAGCTTCAAAAGCCAAATCCGAAACCCTCTGTGCCGCCGATGCCGAAGTATCGCCATAGGCTCTTGTTACTGCCGATATAAGCTGTGTTGCTTCGGCGGCGGTAGAGGCCCCGGCTATAGAAGCTCTTACAGCCGTATTAAACAAATCTACCGTATGTTCTCCATCTTGGAAAACTGATATTGTACGATACATAGACCTGTTTAAGTCTTGTAAGGATACGCCTGTGTCTCTTGAAGTTGCTATTATAGAATCTCGTAATTCATAAATTCGGTCGCCTGTATCCGGAATAAGTGCGGAAATTTGACCAAGACCACGATTGAAGTCCATTGCCAGTTTTGTAGTTACTCCAGCAAAAGCCATTAAGGGGAGTGTTAGGTATCTGTTAATATCTCTCGCAATAACCTTCAATCTGCCAGAAGAAGTGGTGAGGGTACGATTCATTCCTTGTAAATTGGTATCAGTTCTACCAACGGCGGTAGAACCTCTATCCATAGCGGCTCCTGCTTTGGTTGCCGAATCTGCTACTTGATCCAGTTCCCTTGCGGATTTGATACCGTTTTTTAGTTCAACCGCCATTTCAAGAGTTGTGCCGTAATTTCCTAGATCAGCCACGATTACCTCCCACGCTTAGGTGGATTCTTTGGTGCCCTAGATTTCTTCGGCTTCATCTTATTAGACAGCCATTCAGAACACGCACCAAATATAGAGCGTACAGTTTCAATCTCAAACCCATTAAGCTCTATACCAAATATCTCTTGGTAGGATTGTAGCTCATTCCAACTCCAACCCTCAGAATCCCATAAGTCCCAGAAGATTTCCCGTAGGTACAAAATCTCTTCCGGTAAGTCTGGAAGTTCTAGTTCCGGGGGTATATTCCCGGTAGCCTTCCAGACTTGTTCTAACTGCTTCCTTTGGCTGGTTCCAGTATCGGGGTCTTTGTAGTTAAGGGAAAATTCCTTAACTACAAATTCCTTCAACTGGTCAGCCAGTTCTACAAAAAACGACTACGATCCGCTACAGCCTCGATGACTTGTTCACTGACCCAGTTATATTTCTCATAGAGTGTGTAGGCATTGTCGAAATTACATTCAACCTTCTTACCTTTCTCAAGAAGAAACCCATCCTCCCCCGGCTGTCCCTCTTTATAGTCTCTCCAGTTCAAAGTAACAGTAGCCAGTGTTTTAAGACTGTCCTGTTCCTCTTCCATAGGGGTAATAGTTCTTTTACCCTGCCTTTTCTTAGCAAGCTCAATTTGACGTTTCTTCAGAATCTTTGAATCCCTACCGGCAATCAAAATCTGAAAAACAACCTCTGTTCCGTCGGGACTAAAAATGTCAGTCCAGACCCCTTCTTCCGATTTCTTAGAAGTATCGAAATTCGATATATCCATAAACTTGTCCTCCTCATTATCCTCAACTAGAGTTTCATAAATTATAGCATAGGGGTACGTTTTTTACTTAAACAAAAATGCCCCCTGTTTCCAGGGGGCTAACTTCGGGAGAAGTTATGTTAGGCTATGACCGGTTGTTTCAGTATGTACATGGTCTTTTTCTTTTCGGAAGCAAGTCCACCAAGGGCGGCGAATCCGAAAGAAGAGGTCACGTCATTTTCTGTAACGTCCCGGCTGTCACTATTCAGCTTGACACGGGGCCATCCGAAAGTATAGGAGTTCCCATCCAAGTCCTCGGAGCGTAGGCTTAGAACAAATTCGGTTTCGTTTTCAAAAAGATTAGAAACGTCAGCGTTCTCGAAGTAAGCATTGAGTGATCCTGTAACAGTTGAACGTCCATCCCCAATCGAGATTGCATCCTTGTCCATTAGTGCATAACGACGGTTAAGCCCATTATCAAGAGTGAAGTCCAATCCAGTTACAACACCCTGCATATCGGGTGCGTCGGGGATAAGGAGGTTTCCGGTGAAAGAGTCAAGCACCTGATTGATGTTGGATTCCTGAACAGCGGAAGCGACAGAAGCGTTAACAAAACCAGAGTAGGTCAAGGCTTGGAAAGCAAACTCACCGGTGATGATACTATCGGGCTGTACGCTCATGTTCATACTGGAAACATAGTTCCCGAGAGAGTGGTGATAAACACCTTCGGTAACAGAACCACCGTTAATATCCGTACCGGAAGTAACATCGGTGAAGCCTTCTTCCACTGCGTAGAAGTCCAGGTTTTTACCGACGGTAATGAAACCAGTGGAAGTTACTAGGGAAACATCGGCGGCGGGGGCGGATTCGTCGGTAAGAGTAGAATCACCCAAGGTGAGAATCTTACCAGTAGTATCAATGGCGGTAACTTTGTGCCAACCGTTATTATTCTCTTCGGAAAAGCCAGCAAAGAAAACCTTATCACCAACCTCTACACCAAGATCACCAAAAGTAGTTCCAGTAGTAGTCTGTGTCATGGTGAATGTGGAAGCAACAACAGCAATTGTTCCAGCAAGAGCAAGATCGGTCCCGGTCTTTGCGGCGTAGTGTCCAGTAATCAGACTAAAATCTTCTGCATCAGCGACGTCGGCAGTTCCAAGAGGGTCATCGTCTACGTCAACCAAAGTCAATTCATCGGCGGTAAGACCAGTTCCAATTGCTCCAACCTTGGCGATCACATTAGTATTACCAGTTGCATTGAGTAGAACGAAATCCCCAACGGCTATAGCATAGTCCGCCCATTCCCCCGTGGCCAGAGTAATAACACCGGCAATATCCATAGTTGCATTGGCGGTAAGATTCTGTCCACCAACCCATTCACCACCCAAAGCTCCCTGCATGAAATCATCAAAAGACTCATAGGAAAGCTCAAACGGAATCGTAGTATCGGGCTGATTCTGTCCAAGCCGAGATACAATTATCTGCCTATCATCACGAATTTCATTACTGGTGATATTCGTGCGGTTGTTCATTAGACCAGAACCACCGGTCGTCCTAAGTTTAGTGAAGTTAGCGGGGGAAGGGAGAACCTTCGGACTACTCTGCTTCACGTACTGAATATAACGGTTACTACCTGTTGACATATTATCTTCTCCTCTTAGTTTTCAATGTCGCTACGATACTCTACCCGAACAGTATGCCTAAACCAAACAGCTTCGGACACTTCCTGTACGGAACGAAACCTTAACACTCTGACTCCAACACCGTTGAAAACCAGAGAACTACCCCTCTTGAAATACTTTTGCAACCCATCAAGGTATTGCTTTACAGTAGCCTTCCCAGAAAGAGAAGGAACCACAATATCAATTTGATAGAACCCCACCTCACGATTCTTTGTGTTCTGTCCTACCCCAACACTATTGGTAGTAGCCGAAACCAAATCCACTTTAAGATAAGGCACACCGACTACTGGTGTGTAATCGGTATTGCTATACTGTACATCAATAGGGTATTCTGCTCTGAACGATTGCAGTGTATTATTTAATGTAGATTCAACGTCCAGAATAGTCATCTATTTACCCCACATAATCCGGTAAATCCAAAACGTTTACAGGACTAGCAGTGATGGCGGGAATCTGTTTAAGGAAACGTACACCACCAAGATTGAAAGTGTAATAGGTAGGATCGGGAAGATTGTCGGTTTCCACCAAATCAATTTCCACATAACCGCCTACAGTAGTCCCAGAGATACCGCTAGTCATGATAATGGTTTTGTCTTTATACTGGACGGCGTTCCTACGGCTACAGGTAATAGTGTAGCTCAGGTCAGCCACGTTAGCGTTAATGTCCCTAACATTGAAGAACACCTTCTTTGTATCCGTGGTGACTTCCGTGGCTACCGGAACATACTCCGCACGAAAAGCGGAGATTGAAGCGTCGTCTACACCAAGAGAGTTGAGTAGGAACTTGAACTGTACGGAAGTAAAAGAAGTGAGTGTAGCGATGTTGTCATTGATTTCCAGAATAGAGTTGGATTCCGTACTGGTTCCATCACTGGCCGACCATGCGGCACCATCCCAATAAGTTTCTACACCATCTACAATCAAAATAACTGTAACGTCATTGGTGATAGTAGCGGAAACTTGTGTAATGCCCTGGGCGAAAAGAGTACCACCAGAATAGAGAACATAAGGGCTATCAGACGGATAGGCAAGTAGGGCGTCTGGAAGAAGAGAAATCACTCCATCCACATACCGGACTTTCAATGGGTCGAATGTGAAATTCGATTCTTTAGAAAAATCTAAACTATAAAATTTATTGGACATATTATTCTCCCATGAGTGGATTCCGTCTCCTAGTCATGGGAAAGTATAACATGATGGGGTATTTAACTACTTAATAGACCTCTTCCACATCTATAGCAACATTGACCACGGCTGTACCAGAGAAAGAGGTAGCAACTAAAGCTATACTTGTTGGGTTTAGTCCATCTATATCAAGTCCTAATGGGTAGTTTGAGCTAACGTTCCTACTCACTAGGATTTTTATTTGTCCACGGGCGGATACACCATACCCAGAAGAAATAGGTATACCGCCGGTAATGGTTGTAGCATTAGTAGTGAATTGCAATGTAGAATCGTTGTTCACGGAATTCCATGTAGGCGTACCAGCGTAGGTTGGGTTATAGACAAGTTCCCAATAGATGTCTGAAATTGCTGTTACAACTTCTAGGGTTTTCATAAGGGTTGTTGCCCTATTGATGATCCCATTGAATGTTTCTTTTGGTCTAAAGGCAAGAACAGTACTTCTAGTGGTTGTAACGGAAACAGCAGTAGTCCCATTAGAAATAGTGTGCGGATAAGAAGAAACCCCGTAACAATCCCCATCCTCAGTTCCCAATTCGGAGCAAATCTGCTCTACAGTGAAAGTACCAGTGAAACCTGTTTCCGCTTCTAGTTCGTAGCGTATAGGAAGGTTGGCTGTTCTCATGTATGTAGACTCTACTACACCAACATTCCTAAAAGTATAGATGGGGATAAGTGTACCATCACTTGCTTCAATAATACATTGTACATCGCCTACACCAAGCCACTGTAGGTTAATCTGGAAAATAGTAGACTTATCAAAATCAAATACTTGTCTTGATGGTCCTGTTTTGTCAAGCCGGTCATCCCATTCTGCTCTGGGGACTTCTATATCTACACCATTGTTTCTTAAACATAAGAAAAGACCTGTACTTCTCTTAGCAAAAAATATTCCGTTCTCATTCTCAAAATAACCGGCACGGAAAACTATTAGCGGTGGTAAAGCTGGAACCCACCATGTCAAAGTTGTAGAAAGTGTCTTGCCAGAATAGTACCGAAAGTATTGCCTAGTCTGTCTAATGATTTTATCGCCTTCGGCGTTTACTGTTAGATACACTGTGGCATTTGTCGGATTGTGTGTGGCTGTAGCAGTGCCTACAACTTTCTCCACCCACTGTGCTTCCCCTTTGTTGTACTCATTCTGGTAAGTAAACTGCGGTGACTTCATTGTGGTTTTCAATCTACCAAACAGGTCTACAACAGTACCGGATATGTGAGTCTCGGTAACAAGCCTATTCGTATCTTTAGAAACGTTCGGCGTGTTACCGCCCCTACCAAGTACCATACTTTAACCTCTCATTTTTTGGAATGAAGTAATCTGCTTTCGCCACGGTATACTCCTGTAATGAAATTATATCACATAAATTCTATGGGGTTCTTAGGTTAGTCCCCGGTTTTTCTTTTGGCTTCCATCATTATCTCGGGCCATTCTAAAACAGTCTTTCCTACCATACCAACGGGGCCACCAGTCCTACGCATTAAATCTTTAGACCATCCCCCCGTACTTCTCTTTTGGGCGTACGATGGGACAACGTGTGTATTTATAGAACCTACTCTTACTTCTTCAGGATACCCACCGTATTCCAACATACCAGACCAGGGAACATTATTTGCAAATATAACTTTAACATCTCTGTTACTGGCTATAGTTGCTGATTGTACCCATGACTTAATATAATTCTTTGTAGTCTCACCAGAGAAATCAATAGAACCCATACTACTGTCCTTCACATCCATAGAAACCCGCCACGCACCTTTCGTTTCCCCAGACTTTGGGGCTTCGTCAAAATAGGTAGGGGTGTAGTCAACAAGCTTATCCCCGACAATCTTCAAAGCTCTTTTGAAAATCATTACGGGAGCTTTTTTCATTCTTTCCATTTCTACTTTAATTCTAGCAACTGCTCTTTCATTTTTAGTCATGGTTTACGCCCTCACTTGAATCCTATGTACGATGGGGTCATTAGAGGGAGCTACAGGACTATTGTTCACATATTTGTAAGTAACAGAAACACCGCTAGGACTTGTCAGTGTGTATGTATCCCCCGGTTTAGGATCGGGAATTCCCATAGCAAGAAGTTTCCTATCTGTTTCCAATATGTTAGTATTGCGTCTTTCTTCATCCGTATACTGTGTTAATACACATTGTCCATTATAGGTTTTAGTTGTAGATGTAGGCTGTGTATCAAATCGCTGTCCGGTTACTTTATCCACCCAATAGTAGATAAAAGTAATAGGGTCATATTCTTTTTCATAAATGGTAGTATCCTCTACTCTAGTAACAACAACATCCGTACCAAAGCGGAGAAGTAAAGGAAGAGCAATGTTATCTTTAATATTTTGATAATCATAGGTAGCCATGTATTACCCGCCTACACGAATAATATTAAGCCGGTATAGGGAACCTACACCGCCAGTAATCCTTGACATAGCATCTTCAACAGAAACAAGAACTTGTCTCTTGGGGCCACCAGTAGCGGTAGCATATTTCTTTTGTTCTTCAATAACGTCTACCTTAACTCTTTCTTCTTTTAGGACACCCACAGGATCAATATTAGCTTGTGGGTTAACACCACTGTTCAAAAGGTAGAGCATTTCTACACTAGCCATTTCTACTTCTTTAGGAACAATGTCGTTCATGATTCTTTCTTGGTCTACGTAGTAAGCGTATTCTCTAGGCCATTCCAAAGCTTGTCCAGTGTTTGCCCTGGAACCGGGAAGCCTGGAACGGAAGTTGGAATCAAGAATAATAGCAGAGCGCATAAGGAATCGTTCTATCTGTAAATCGGTAAGGCTGGTGTAATCATATCCTAGAAGATCGGATATATCTTTGAATCTGTCTATGGACAGATAACTATTTGAGTTTTCTAACCCTGTTCCGTCTTCAACTATGAATTCCACCAGCATACCCTCTTAGTTAGATTTTCCCCGCTTTCATACTGACATATTTAAGATACATCCTAGCAAGTGCGGCGTCACCTTTGCGATTGAAACTTCGTCTATCAACTCCAAAGCTTTCCAGCTTTTCACAAATTTCATTACGTGTCATATTCAGTTTTACGTCAGTAGAAATGTTTCCTTCATCATCGGATTCTACATCCACCATTTCTACAGTATCCTCTTCTTCCTCTTCAACAGTTTCAACTACAGTTTCTACAATCGGCTCTTCTACCACTGGCTCAGGAACCGGAACCTTTTCTACCTCTTTCTCTATGGGAGGAGAGGGGGGAGTTTTCTCCCCCCTCTGAAAAGATTTCAGTTCTGCCAGAGTATTGAACCATCTCTTAGAAGCAATATCCAGAAATGCTCCAGCCATGACAGAACCTCCTCAATTACCTAGAAATCAGAATCGGGTAGGCGTTAACCGTACCGGTCACAGCAAGGTCGGTCACAGCAACTTCCACTTTTCCTTCCGTGGGAAGGTCACTGGGAAGAGAGAGTGAAACGAACAAGCTCGGTTCCTGCGGCGATAGTACCACCACCGCCGGGGGCAGTGTAGGTATACAGGGTTTTCTTGGTAGCGAAGGTAGCACCATGGTTCCAGGTGATAGTAATAACACCAGTAGCGGCCAGGGTGATTTCAGTACCAACCTCAACAATCAAGTCAAGGGCGTTCTGGGTGCGACCGAGAGCTACAGCGTCAGAAAGAATAGAATCATCCTGAACAAGGTCCTCGCCTTCAAAAATGTAATCGGGTGCGGATTTGATCGGCAGACCGATGGTCGAATCTTCAATGTTAGCCATGTTAATTTCCTCCAAATACCCCCTCTCTCCGAGGGGGCTTATTTTTTACTAGGCTTAGGCGTTGGGTTCGGTTCCCTGCAAGAAGTTGTAACTCTGGATAATGGGGATGCCGTTCCAAGCGTCAAAAGTGCGAACGAAGTTGGTTGTCTCAACGGTGGTCTGCAAGGTAGCGGCCTTGTAGGTATTGAGAGCAGTCTTCACCTTGGGGTGCATGAGAAGCATGGTGCTACCACCGGTGGTTCCACGCACGGCCTGAATCAGATCATCAATCTGGTTGGCGGTTGGCAAGTCCCAGTTGTCGGGGTCAACATCACTAATGTCGATGTTCACGATAGAGGCCACATTCCTGGGATTGGCAGTCAACATACCGAAGTAGCTTTTCAGACGCATACCATAACCCAGAGCCTTGTAAGCGGACTCTTTGGTCAGATACACGTTACCACCGGAAACAGGTTCCATGTCAAACAACATACCACGACCGAAACCAGCGGGGTCATACAGACCAGAAATCATACCGGGTTCCCACTTAACGGCAATGATACTGTAGTTGGTATTAGCGGCACCCTGAGCGTCAATCTTGTGATCGGCGGCACCGGGGAGTTTGGTGTTGGCGGCGGCGGCGATAGCGGAAGCACGGAGGTTGTTATACAGAATAGACTGTTCAGTGTTGGCTCCGGTTTCCTTGAGGTGAGAAGGAATCCGCTGTCCGAAGTAGCGACCTGGGCCACCCCACAGACGGGCTTTATCTTCACCAACCTCAATCAGTCCACCAAGGACAGACAGAGAGGTCTGCTTCAGTTCGGACTGGTATTCCAGGCTGGGCAGTTCAGCGTCGAGGTCTACAAGGCCATTTCCGCTAACGGAATTGAGTTCCTCGTAGACGTGATTGATGCCACTGGAAGTGGGGTAGAAAGGCATCATTTCCAGAATAGGAGCTTCTTCGAGGATGAACTCGACAAGCTCCGGCTGTTTGGCAGAAAGGTTAATTGCAACCTCTCTGAAAGTATTCTTGATAGACATATTTTTGTCCTCCTAATATATGTTGCCCGAATTGGCTTTTATTTTGCACCCATTCCTCTTTCGAGGTTATCTAGTGGCCTATTGGCCCTAGACATAGAGCCGATGGAACGACTCTGCTTTTCAAGTAACGGGTTCCTCTTCGGTCCATTACTTAGCAAAGAGACTTTCGAGCGTACTCTCCAAAGTCATAGCCTGATTGGGGCGACCGTTGGCTCCTGTAGCACCGGCTCCGGTGTTTCTGGGGGCCTTAATCATGCTCTTCCCTTGAGGGGTTTGAGGGTAGAGCTTTGCCCAATCCCGTAACGGAATCTTCGGTCCTGACGGGTCTTGGGGGTTGCGTACCGAGATATTCACTTTATCCTCGGCAGGGTTGTATTCATGGTCGGCAGTGGACAGAAAACCTTGTAGCCAGAAATCGTCCGCTTCTACACCAATGTCTCTTATCGTTTTGGTAATCTCCGCACGCATAAGATTGTTGATATATCTGTTTTCTACTTCCTGTGCTTTCTTAGTTTCCATTTCCATCTTCTCTTGAAGTTCTTTCAACAAAGGTTGAACTTCTTGATTGCGCTGGTTCTTACCCATTTCATAGTATTGTTCTTGAATCTTTTTAAGATTTTCAGAATTACCATCATTGGGCTTTGACTTCAAAACTTCGTACTCTTGCTTGATCTTGCTAAACTCTTCAAAGCTAACACCGTTTTCCTCAAAGGGCTTGAACTTACCATGCAATTCTTCAAACTTCTTTTGAAGGTCTTTTTTCTCACCAAGAATCTTTTCTTTATTCTCAATGACACCAGCTATGGAATCATTCACTACCAACTGCACTCCCTCTGAGAGTTCGTTCCAAACCGTATCGGGAACATCTTCCTTAATATATGGCCTGATCTTCCCTTGCAACTCCTGAATCGTCATACCTTGTACCTCCGGTACGTCTATAAAAATATTTTACGTCTACAGTCACCGACCCAGACGAACATTGCGACGTGCGTTAAATGCACCCTCTATTGCGACAAGTATAACATAGGGGTAAAAATCGTTACTTAATAATGAAAAAAGGGAGCATTTAGCTCCCTTTTCTATCACGGTGAAAAATAATACGTTGCGTATCTTCCTTTATCTTTTGTCCACGCTATTGCAAGTGACTGTCTTTCACTACCATAACCCTTCATATTATGCCAGTCATCCCTAGCAGTAAGCGAGGGCATAGTGACCTCTGTAATACCGTGGGTGTTCTTACTAAGTTGGTATTTCTTTTCTGCACCAGAGTGGAAATGTCCTTTATGAATTTCTCGGTACTTTGCTCTAGCATACATTTCCGGTTGGTCTTGTACCATGAATAGTGGTAGCGCACCATTAGCCATATTGTCGCCATGCGTCAACATTAGCATAGTGTTCCCATATTCATAATACTTATGCTTGTTGGGATTGTTGTCTACAAACACGTCATCACAATCTCTATACCATGCTTTAAGAAACTCACCAAAGTAAAAAATACGTGTACGATCATGATTACCAGGGACAATAACAATGTCAACATCGCCCAAACCTCTCATTTTCTCAATCTGGTCAATAATAAGTTTCTCGGCGGTGAGAAATGTTTTCTGCCACCTAGTATCTTCTACTTGTGGAGTAAGGTTAGTTGTGGTATTCAAGTGGTTGTCAGAGTTGAAAAAGTCATTACCTACAACAAGCAAGAACTTGCCGATTCTATCCCCAGACACATCAATGAAGTGGTCAACGGCACGTTCGTACAGATCAGCGGCTATCTTTATATCGTAGTTTTCCGATCCTGTTTCTGGCCCCCATGACAACTGTCCGTAGTGAATATCATACAGAGAAACTTCCAATAGCATATCACCCTTTGGTTCTGGTTTCTTTGGTTTAGGTGTAGGAGGGGTGTAGTTACTAGTTAGTTCCTTGAACCGCTTTGCATATTCTTCGGGGGTCATGTTGGCTTCGGTCTTTCTGGAAAACCATCCTTTGACTTGCCACATAGGTTTTTCGTATCCACCCCATCGGTTAGAAACGATTTTAGTACATTCCCACATATCGGTGTCAATCTCACAGAAGTTTACCAAATCTTCTAGGGTACGAATGTTTTCGGCTGTAACCTCATAGAATGTTTTTCCTTCCTTGAGATTTTCTTCCTTGAACACTTTGGCTACTTCACCAAGTTCATCTTCTCTTCCTTCAAATTCGGAAACCACCCTACGAACAGCACGGTTCCAATTCTCAGCGGAATAGTTATGTCCAACTTCTTCTTGGCATTTTTCCGATGCGGTTTTGAGCCATTCCTTGCCATGCTCAAAATACTTGTTTCTCATCCATTCCTTGATAGTCATGGAACCTCCTACGCCTTTTTAAGTTCTTCCAGAGTGAGCCTACGGCCCCTGGGACTAAATTGCTCAATAGTGATTTCACCACTCTTGTAAAGGTTATATCTGTTTATTCCTAGAACCTCTCTCTGTACCCTTGCCGGTTGTCTTCCAAACCACTCAGAGTATGTAGGAACATCAAGTGGACCGTCAGAAGTTACAGGGACTAGAATTGATCTACAGGAATAATGATAGGGCGGTGCGGAACCGTCCGGTAGAGTAGACCGTGATGGGTCATTATAGTACCAAACTTTCGCATGACGGAAAGAACAAATATCACTTGTCCTAGAATCCAACACGCTCAATTGCTGGTGTCCTTCGGCCCCACCGTTCCTATACAGATTAGTTACAACCATTCCTGCCGTAATAGCCACGGCTGTGCGTACAATAGCGTCTAGGTTACTCTGCGCTACACTCATAGCGGAATCAAAGTAACCACTGACTACTTCTAGTGGTTCGTCCGTTACACTGGCTCTAACAATGATATTATCCGCAGTCTGCCGTATGATGTTCCGTATAGCACCCACCATAGCAACAATAGAAACCACTTTACCCTTGTTGATAGGAACTACAGTAGAATAGAAATCATCGGAAAACCTAGTCTTGTCTGGTACTTCCAAATCATCGGAAACATTTTCTTTGATCTTACCATACCAAACAGACTGGAATTCCTTTAGCTCCGGTTTCAAGTAATTAGCGAACTCTGCCTTAAAAGAATCAATCTCTTCCCTAACATCCTTCAAAACTTCTTTCCGTATTACAGCTTTATCCAAGTCAGTGTATTCGGCTTTTATTATCCTGCCTATTCGTTTCTTCATTTTGAGAAACAGAGCAAGGGAAGAGCCTACTAATTCTGCTTTGTAATCTTCAAGATTGTGCGCTTGTCGGATTAGTTTATCGTATGTTTCTTGGGACATGATTTCTCCTCTTAGGTCCCTGTACTCCCGATACCACCTTCACCACGCTCTGTATCAGATAGGGTATCAGTTTTCATAAGGCTTAGAGCCACGTACGGAAGGATGATAAGCTGTAGGACTCTGGTTCCAGAAGTAAGAATTTCTCTACCGCCCCATGTCTTAACCAAACAGGCTTTGATGCTTCCCCTGTAATCGGAATCAATAATACCTACCTGGTTGGCAAGTCCGATACCCTTCTTGAAACCAAGACTGGAACGGACAACTAACATACCAAAACAACCTTCCGGTATCTCTACGGAAACACCAAAGTCCACGAACGTCGGTTCCCCTGGATAAATTATTGTTTCCTCCGGTAGTGCAAGATCAATACCAGCACTACACGGTGAACCAAAACCCTTAACTACATCTCGTTCTGTCTTGTACCTCAGAACTCCTTCCATAACACCTCCTCTAGCTGATTCTTACTCTAGCTTTATCTCCTAGTTCTGTTACGGTCTGTGTACGTCCCTGGACAGAAACCGTTTCACTTCTTTCCTGGGCTTCAACTTTCTGCTCCGTAACCGGCCTAATCAAAGCGTTCTGTGCCAAGGCCGCTATCTCACTTTCTACAGCTTGATCCAAGAAAGCGTCCCTGGTTTTAATGATAGCTTCCATTTCCTGATCCTTAGTCCAGTTGTCGGGGTACATTTCCCGTCGCTTCATATTGTAGAAGAAGCTGTCAAAGGAAATACCACCACGCTGTAGAACATCTACCGCATTACGGAAATCCGCAAAGGTAATGTTATCTTCACTAAGGTCATCGGAAACACGTACAGTAACTTTCAATTCACCATCCTGATATTTTACCATAGCCGGTTTTGACCAGTCAACCATAAACTGCACTATTTTAGTAAAATTGTGAGAAAGAAAGTTAATCATGTTGAGTAGTACAGAGGATTCAGTAGAAGCAGTAATCCGGGCGGTTTCTGCCGAGGGCAAGTATCGGCCTTTCTGTGAAATCCGTTCAGCACCCAAAATACTCATCATCTGGTTCTTATCGCTAATGGCTACCTGTAGAGCAGAATCCGATGTAGGCTCAAGTAACAAAGGTATCTGCCCTTCGGGGGAAGCCAAAGCACCACCAACAACCGGATCGCCATAAACAGATTTATCCCAACCAGGGAATACCAAAGTTTTCAAACTGGTCCAGTGAAGTTCATTCTCATGATCCGCACTATTAAGGAAAGAAGAATGGTTGACATCCACGAGGTCTTTAACCATAGGGCGGTAAACAGAACGATAGTCAAGCCCACGGTCACTAAGAACATAGAAAGGGATAAAAGGAAGATAGTTACCGTCTTTCTGCGGATAGTTCACAGACAAAACACGGAATCCCAATTCCGTTCCCACGGAAGGAACAATTTTCTCAACCACCATAGACTTGTACCGTCTAGCCTGTGGGTCTTCCGCATTTTCCAAATAAAGAATACGGTAGCGTTCAATACTCTCATGTTTCAAAGTGTTTATAGAAAGCTGGGTAACAGGTTCAAAAAGAACAAACATAATAGGAACAACTTTATTCTCTATAATCTGCCAGTACCAGTTAATTATGTTTTCAGTCCGATACATAGAAAGTATAGGCTTAATGTTCATCTGTTCGTACTCAAGTAGAGACATAGCTTCGGTATCAACCTCGGGCATATCCACAAGAATACCTACACGGTTAGTAACAATAACTTCCTCAGTAGCTTGATGGATTAGAGTATCTAAAGACAGACCGTCATGGGTAACAGAATCAAGAAACTGCATCATCTCATCATTCAATTCTACAGAGCTTTGCCCATTGTATGTAAAATTGTACTCTGGGTCTTTACGAAATATCATACCTAAGTATGCTTCTACCGTACGCCCTGTACCATTAAAAAACATGGCACGTTCTTTGTAGCTTTCATACTGTATATTATCTTGTCCATTAAGTTTCGGAAGATACTTAACACCTTTGAACTTAACGGAGTCAGAACCCTCACGGAAGTCACGGCACTTTTCCCAAATAGGAGAGAACTTGTCAAATAGTGGGTGTCTCACCGTTATGTCAAAATTAAGTGTCATTCCTTCACTTATATTCTCCAGTACACCTATAGCCATAATTCCCTCCTAGATTTTGGATAGTTTAGCACAATAACCTCCGCTTGGTCTTACTTTGCTAGAACCCAATAATCTTTAGTGGCGTAAACTGTCCACGTTGGGACATGATGCCATAACGTATAGTGTCAAACAAGTGATCCTCGGCTTTAGTGTTAATATCCTCTGGGTCAGTTTCGGAACGTGGTAGGGAGGGGATTGTTCTGTAACATTGCTCGCACGTATTAAAGAAGTACACTCCACGCTTGCCTTCCAATGAACCCCTAAGATATGTGCGGAATACTTGGACACCGGTAGCCCTGGTGTTCCTGCTTTGGTCAGCACGAACAAACAGAGACTTAATATCATGCACATACCTAAACTCGGAACTAACACTAGCAAAATGTCGCATCTCCTCATTGTACCCATCGGCAATTAAACTATCTATCGTTTCATGTACACCGCCACGATTCTGGAAGATCATAACGTCGGCGGGGCCTCTACGTATTGCACCATACCAAGGGACAGACGCTTCAAATCTAGCCATCTGTTGTCCAACCTCAAATGCGGACATACGATTACCTTCATTATCCTTCCCATTCCAGTTGTAGATTTCTTTAATGACAATCACACTTCCCTCTTCAAACCGTCGTTCTTCACCAGAATAGGAATAGAATGGGTCTTTGCCAACAATGAGGAGGTAGACAATAGCGGTAGGGTGAAAGGTTCCCCAGTCCATACAGCGGATTATATGAGCATTGGTTGGGATTTCAAACGGTTCAATCATGTGGATGTTGTCTTGCCAAACGTCACTAAATGCACCTCCGTCAAGAATATTCCAATCACCCTCAAGAAGTTGCTTGGCCCATGCGCCACCAGCACCACGCAACCGATCCCCATATTCTGGGTCAGAATCCATCATAATAAGGTTGTCGGAAAGAAAGGCTGGGATAAATATTCTCTTCATACCACCTTCCTCTGGTGGTGTCTGCCAGACGGTCATTGGTTGGGCGGGGTCAATAAAGGCTCTCTTCACCCACCTACCATAGAGTCCCCCTGGGTTGGTAGCGCACAATATCTTAACTATATTTTTCTCGTTTATCCAGGGGAGGTATTTTTGTACCGCAGGATAGTTCACTTGTAGACCACCTAGACGCACACGGGTACGGATGAACCGGTATACATTCTCTGGAAACTGGACCGTCTCATCGAAGATGCATAGCTGAAATTCTGACCCCTGGTAATTGTACATATCATTATCATTCGAGATGTGCCTTAAAAATAAATAGGACACTTTTTGGTCGGGGTGATAGAACTCTATTCTCTTATCGGACATATTGAAGTTCACTTTTCCTATCTTAATCCAAGGCTCGCACATATCCCTCAGCCCACCAACAGAAAACACATGAGAGTTCATAAGGTCATTATAGTGCCTACGGAATATTACAGCGGTATAACCAGGGATGAACATACAATATAGAAAGGCCGCATTACGAAGTAGAAATGAATTATGAGTTGGTATTAGTTCTCTACCTATCAGATAAGTGTGAGATGGGCAGTCTACTTGTATACATTGCATCGGTACAGGTTCGACCTCTGTGACCTTAGTTATGTACCACACGTTCCTACGCTGTGTAGATGATGTTTCTTTAGACATACTATTCTTCCATCGTTCTACTTGTCTCGGTAAAGAGAACATTGGTATGTCAGTGAAGAAATTCATACGGAATCTGTTCTTTTTATTGACACCATATAGCTTGGCTTCTCGTTCACGAATGTTGCACTTAACACCAAGAGAAACCAGAACTTCATGGAAATCTAGTGCCAGTGGTTCGTGGCTAAGTGAAATCTCTATAGCTCCATTTTTATCCACAGTACCATCTGCATCCAGAATACCACGTACAAGCTCAAGTCTCTGTTCAAAAGAAGCGGTTTTGTAAATTTCTGGGATATGTTTATTACCTTGCACCCCGGCTTCCCTGAGTTTGCCAACAAGACCTTTTATGTACCAATTTTTTTCCTGAGTACCAGATGATACCTCAAACCCCAATTTTGTTATCTTCTCAATAACAGGAATGTCAATTGATGTGTATTGTCCAGAATTCTGGCAACCGTCACCAAGCCATGCCCCCAAAACGTAAGGTGGTATAGGTAACTCTCTTTCTGGGTACTGTATTCCTTTGGCAATCTCTATTGTGTGATTTGTTCGTCCCCTGTTGGTCTTTTGGGTTTCAAAAATTTCAAGAGTATTCCTTAACTGTTGCTCTATCTTGGGAAGAAGTTCATATTCTCGCAAACTATTTCTCTCAGCAATGTCATCACGAACCCTACTGGTCTTTTTTTCTTTTTCCGAAACTCCCTCGGCCCTCTTTTCCGCTCTTTGTTTCCTACGTTTTTCCCTATATTCTGGGGAACGTTTGAAATTTGTATCCCTTTCTTTTTCTGTATGGGTCAGCCAATCATGGTTTTCCCCAGCAATTATAGTTGCCCACCCATCAAACTCGACCTCAAATGTTCTTTCATACTCTATGTCAGATTTTGCAACAACTCTGGTCTGGTTTCCATCTTTGTCAAAGACATAATCCCCAACAACCAACGAGCCCATTGTCTGCCACCCTCTGTTAGCCGTTAGCACCGGTGTACTTATTTTTGCCAACTTCCCGCTACCTGCCGCTCCTCCGTATAAAACCTCTGTAGCTTCCGTTGTTAGTGCCAAATACTGTTTCTCATACAGCTTCAAATCCATAACATTACTCATACTTGCTCCTCTACACCATTATCTCACGCTTTCTCTATTTTGTCAATCCATACAAAATTCTACGTCAGACTGCGTAGTCAAATCCTCATTGTGAAGATACTGTCTATACGTCTCTTTATTCATATCCTCAAGGCACTCTATCTCTTGCCTATGCTTCAATGCTATATCTCTAGCACCATCATACATTACATCTACAATTGACTTAAAAAATATTTTATGTTCAGCAAAAGCTTCAATCATTTTCCCATATTCCAAATATACATCCAATCTTTCCATGTGGCTAATGTAGATAAAGAAAATATCACGAATCTTTTCATATTGCTTTTCTTTATATACTCTCCACGTATCACCTTCTTTTTCGGAGAAATGATTTTCCCAGAATGACCGGCGTAGCTCATCTTTACAATTCACTTCCGCCATTTCCTTCATCCATTCAAAATATCTGTTAGCCATCATTTCTTGATCTGGGGGAAGTTTCTTTGCTTTCAAATAATCACTAAACACACGATTAAGTCTTTTCTCAATTTCCGCTATATTCAATTCAGCGAAATTCATTTGTTCCAGAACGGTTCCTTTGTGTCTCAGGTAGAGTTGTCGTGTCCTTCTCTTGTCTACGATTGATTGTAGGAAGTAGAAACGATCCGTCTTTGTTTCTATCTCTTTCTTGAACTTTAGCCCTAGCTTATCTATAGCTGTTAGTCCTAATACCTTTACAGCGATAACCAGTAGTACCGTGAATAGTACACCTAGAACCAGTATAGCGATAAACGTTTGTACTGGATATTCAATCATGTATTCAAATATATTCATTTTTCCGTCCCCTTTCTTTTGTAAAGCGTTAAGTAGTGCGAGATGTAGCGTCGGCTTATTTCATTAAGGAAACGTTCTGCCTCTGTCAAGCAACGTTCTTTGAGATTGATTTTTTCTATTTCTGTGAGTTTCTTTAAGAGTACCCAAACATCGGACGCTTTAGTGTTTTCTTGTACGTCAAGTGCATCTATTTCTTTTTTAACTTCTTCTGCTTCTTTCTTGGCTTCTTTGGAAAACTCTAGCATATTATCATAGAGTCTACTGTAGATTTCCTTTATCTCTTTTTCAATCTGTTTGTCGTGTTCATACAGTTCTATTCTGTCTATTAGAAGTGTTTCCAAATAGTTATCATCGAGGAATTCCGTTCGGAAAAGATCGTGCGCCTTGAAAGCGTCGTCTTTGTATTGTTCCCAATCTTTAATCTTTACCCAGCCATTACGCTCTATACGGTAGCGTATATCATCCTTGATATGTGTTTTCATAATGTCCCAGAGCCGTGTGTAGATACGGACATCCGGGGATTGTGTCATAGCATTGACTTTAGCTTTTTCTTTTCGCCCCCCTTCTATCGTTAGAAGAGGGGTTCCAAGTTTCGTTATTTTTCCGGAGAGGAACAGGAAAAGTCCTAGAACAACCGCTATCAATGGGGTTGCCGGTACAATGAAGGTATTCCAAATTTCGATAGCGGACATAGGCTCCCCCTACTTATTCAAGACTGCAATATTGATTGTCGGCATCGTGTCACCTATGTTTGTGACCTCCTTTTTATCTACTAGCATCCCGGCCAGTTTAGCCAGTAGTGCTACGTTCTTATCTCTGTCGGCAAACTTCACCTTAACCGTGAATCTGTTTGCATCCTTCCCCTTGTAATCTATCGTAATATCATCAATACAGAACGCTTGGTCATCTGTGAGGGCTTTCACCTTCTCAACGATTTCCTCTGTACTGTCTCCTACGATTGTGTCAACCATATCCCTAATATCGTATGTAGCACGAATCTTGGTGATACGGTAAACATCATTCTCTGCTTCATTCCGTATTGCCAGTTTCCAAATTTCTTGATACTCACGTATAGCATTTTGGACTGACTTGTTCTCTATAACGGACTTGGCTATCGTCTGTACCATCGACCGTTGTGCAGCGAACTCTGGCTTTCCTCTGCCGTGATAATACATCTCTTTATACTTTGCGGCGTATCCAGCTTGAAGCGCCGCATCATCCCGCCTTTCACCTTTCTCTACATAAATCTGTACGAACTTTGCTTGTCTGTCCGTCAGCTTGTATGTATTCATAATCCGCTTTAGGGCAGTATCCTTGTCTAGTTTCTCATCGTGTATAGCTTGCTTTAGGCTCACTCCCATCGGTATCTCCCCTCAGTTCAAAATTTTCCTTGTCTTTGGCAAGGTAATCTTCCAAATCTTCCCAATCCTCACTCTCAAGCTCAAGATTGAACTGATTTCCTAGAATGTCCACTGTTTCCTCCTAGTCCGGTATATTATACAGAATATAATTGATTATTAACTTACTGCTCTTCCTTTGCTTTGCGTTCTAGTGCCCTACAAGCCTTACACGGAACCCTGATATAGTGTCCCATGCGGTTATACAAGTCCCTGGATTTCCACTCTCCACATCTAGGACACTTTACATTCCCTTCTTCATCTTCCTCATAAGATTTCTTGCGTGGGTTCTCTGGGACATACTGTGAAATTGGTGGACGCATAGCCCACCAATTCTTTCGGTACTTCACAAACTTATCGGCATTTTTCTTATTGTATGCCTTTGAATATTCATTGTAACAGGCACGGCATAGGGTTCGGGTTACTATTGTGTCTGTCTTTTTATTGTGGTATGTTACTGCGGTTTCTTCCGTAAGCTCACAGCCACACTTTTTACATTCCATTACTGCCTGTCCTCTACTACTTCCCCAGACTCGTTCACAACCATTCCAAGGGCTATAAGCAGTTCTTTTCGGTACTTCTCAGCATCCTTTATGTCATTAAACTTCTTACTCTTAAAAGACTTTGCGCCTGTGTAAACCCAAAACCAATGGTGTGTACCTTCCATTCCTTTCCCTTCTGTGGCTTTCGGTTTAGCCCATTTACTACACTGGACCGTGCCTACAGCGGTTACAGAATTGATTGTAATAATGGTTCCTTCTTCGTCTTGTACGTGTGTCATATTCCTTCTCATCCTTTATTCTCCTCTTTTGTAATATTATTTAGTAAACCTTATATGTAGTACTATTTAGTAGACCACATAACCACTGGGCATCTTCCTCAGAACAACAATTAAAAGCTTTCTTTCCATCGGTTACTTCCCACCATTCTGTGTAGGAACCAACAATAGGAACATCATTTTCGTAGTTAACTTCCCACATAACTAGACTCCTTGTTTTTCAATTTGTTCCTTCAAAATCTCTGTAACCTTCTGATTGAAAGTGACATCATCATTGTGTGCCATTTTTGCAACATAGTTGAAAGTTTCATCGGACATATCTACATCAATATTTGCCATTGTTTTTACGTGTGAATCAAATTCAATATCGGACATGACCTTGATGATTAAACCATTTTCCATAAAAGCGTCCTTCAGTTCTGTGAAGGTTTCCACAGCGTCGGAAGCTCTAAGGAAACAAATAACACCACTATTCTTCTTCATCTTCATCCTCCATCTTCTCATTGTCCCCATTAACATCAATCTTTCCGAGAATTGCATCCCTGTCACTGAAATTGAGGCCAATTTTTACTGTGTCATCTTGTTGGATACCCCAAGTATTTTGGTCATGCAGATTTTTGTACAATGCGGTTCTCTGCTCATCTGTCACTTCTGTAAAGGTAGGCTTCTCGTAGGGTTTCTTATTCTCTTCTCGTACTTCACCAATTACCTCTTCTAATTCTTCTTGGGAAATCATCTCGTCCATACTTGCTATTCTGTCTACAAAAGAAGAACTAAAGGTAAGAGCCTTGGCTACAACTGCCATTATATACAAATAATCCTCTTCCCCCTCGGGATTATCGAATATCATCTCAAATGGAGTGTGGAAGGAACTCTTGTCCGTTTCCAACTTAATAATCAGCTTATCCATAAACATACTCCTCTACAATATATCTCAGCTTCCCATACAGGTTGCCTTCCGCTGTCACACCCGCTACAAACTCAAATCCACCAGAATCCGCTGTAGCCGTAAACTCAAAACCAGGGCGGTACTGGTAGGATATTGGAATGAAAAGCGAACGCATGAGTGTACGTACACTTTCCACCATTGTACTGTGGTCCTGCGGAACAGAGCGAAACACTTTATGCTCTGTTCTGGTTACAACATGAAATTCAAAGTTTTCCACAATGTTGTCCATCATTGTTTCATATCTTTCCGCCAAATCCGAAATCACGGTGTTGCTCCGTGATCAAGATTGATCGGACTGATAGACCAATCCCCATCCTGTCTATTTTCTATATCATGTGCGGATATAACCTTTCCACAGTTCTTACACACAATATCCTGGTAAACTACACGCTTCCAAAATGAAATCTCATAGACACGATTTCTGGAATGTTCATAATCGTGTCCTGTAGTTATAGCACAAATAGTTTCCCTAATCGCCTTAATCATCTTGATCCCCCACATCTACAGTCCCGAACACAGGAATGAAGTTTAGAACCAATCTCCCTGTATATCCTTCTTTCTCAATGAACCAAATCGACGCTGTAGCTTCCATCCCCATTGTTGACACTTTTGCTTCCCAATAAGTTTCCGTAACTTTACTGTTTCTCTGGCCAACATATTCAACAGCACCTCTCAGGATGCTAAGTGCCGTTTCATGCACGTCATGAAGCTGTACTTGCACCTTTCCTAGATCACCAGTAAATATTTCCCAATTAAGAAAATTGTAGATACTGACTGCCCTATGGAAATCAAAATCAAGTACACACTCTGGAATGGAATTCCGAAGCTCTTGTAACATCTTATCAAAATCATCTATTCTCATTTTTCTCTCCTTGTTACATCATTATCTCATGAAATCTTATTCTTGTCAAGCGGTAATTTTCTTATAGTATCTCTACTCCACAAATACCTATCCTTGTAGACATACAGCTTCAATTGGTGTAGTTTCATGTCCCATTCTCTAGGAAAGTACAGACTAATGTAATTACTGCCTAATTCTTGTAGCCATTCCTCTGTAGTCTCTGGTTTTTTGTATGGGTAGTGTCTGAACTTGTAGTCACAAATATCGTAAGTTAGGAAATTCTTCTTGTAGAAATTACCGTCCGGTAACTCACGCTTTCTGCTTTTCTTGTTAGACAGTCTTTTATAGTATTGAGAATGTCTACCTTGATCTGTGTAGTTTACAACTTTACGGTATGTCCTGCTCATTAGTTTTTTCGTAGACTCCTACATTCATTTTTTTACAAACATCAAGAAAAGCCCCATAGGTAGTACCAGCGTAGATACTGTACATACCAACGTCGGAAGCATATTTTTTACCAGAATATGTTTTCATAGACAGCCAAGGGACCATACCGGAATTTATATCCTTAACCGAGAGATTGGAAGCATCATTCGTAAAAGCCATATGCGGTGTTCTGAGGTAATCCCCATCTACAGCCACTTTCTTGATCTTTCACTTCGGTGTACCATCTTCATTCCAATCTTCGGGTTTGTTTTCCACTCTACCGTCGGCAAAATAATACTTACCTGGGGAATATGGTTCTTCAGCATTGTGCTCATAGGGTGCATCATCCCAATCATCCCCCCACTGCTTGTCTAAATCCTGTGTAGTAAAGTAGACCCACGGTAGATCAACGTAGCACAGTCTGTAGACTTCTGTAGCCTCCCCGGTTATACCAATCCCGGCTTTTTCTAGGTATAGATCAATGGGGCCGGTTCCCTCTAGGCGCATTGTAAATACACCATTTTCTATAAACACTTTCCCTGGCGCAAACGTTCCATCGGCATATCTGTAGCCCATTTTACCAGTAACATTGTTTATGGTGAAGCCTTCCAATATTGCACCACACTTTTCACAGCATTTCTTCAGCGGTGCATTTTGTCTCCCGCAATGGTTACACGTCATCACTCACCGTCCTTTATTTCCGTTATACGTTCTTTTATCTTTTGCCAAGCAAAAATATCAATCTCAACACCATATTTTATCACAATCTCCTCAACCCATAAAACGTAGTCATCAAATGACGGCTGGTAATCTCTTAAATCCCCCATCACTCCATCAACCCATATTCATCAAACCTAAAATTAAGACTTCTTAACCACATTTGGTTCTGCATTGAAAGGATTTTAATCAGTTCTTCCTTTGTAAACTCATTTATATCAACACCACAAAACTCCGTTATCAATGGATTTTTATTTTCAACTAATGTCTTAATTGCAAAATCTTTCCTTTCTTGCCAAGTCATCACTCCACCTCCACTTCCACTTCCGGAAACTCGTGCCACTCAAGGGGCTCCTCTTTGGGTTCGGCATATAGGATTTCATCTGGGTTTATAGCGTAACACCAGTATCCGTGACTGTACCATGTGTGTGATACACAGTTTCGATTCCTCCACACATACCCTCCATCCCGCAGAAAAACATAGGCTTCCAGCTGTGTCATTTGGCGGGTCTTTTTGGGGGCTGGTTCATAGATGGGTTCGACGTGTTTGTAAGTATCATAATCATCCATTTCATCGTTTTCTACCATGTAGCGATAATCTGATCCATTTCGAATTTTTACAAGCCATCCTGTAACCGTTCTATTTATATCATTGTTCCAAGCCCTCACCCTGACCTGCACCTGGTCGGGCATCCAGGGCTCAGAGTCTTTTACGGTGCGGGTTATTGGTTTTCGTTCGTTATTCCTTTTGGATTGTCGCAAAAATTGTTCACTTTTGTGGTGATTCTTCGATATGGCGGACTTGTTGCCAGTGAGTAGTATTCATCCACGAATCTTTATTTTCTTTTCTAGTCCGCCCGCCATCCCAGCATCGAACCACACCGTCGGGAAAAACAATGGCAAGATACTGGGTTTGCCACACGGCACGATCATTGCCCCTAACCTCCACCAGAACGTCGTCCATGACGAACTGTGGCTTGGTAAGGTCGATCTTTTGTGTAGGCATGGTTTCGCCAAGGTATTCGGCTACCATGTCTTGTGATATATACCAGCAATGCCACACATCGTTGATAACCTTGATAACCCTATCATTAGGCATAGTTTCTTCCATACCAACTGTAAACTCACTAGCACAATGTATTACATTATTGCTATTAGGCCCGAACTCACCTTCCATCTGCTCCCAGGTTTTTATGCGATAGTATCCGTCTTTCATAGTTTTAATCTCCTTTACTCTATTATCTCACGGTATTCAATCTTTGTCAACCTACTATTTTCGTTATTTTGCAACAAATCAAGTACATTGCCCAGAAACTTACCAATAAAACCATGATCATTTTTATCCATAGTACGGTACATCTGTAGAATCTCTGCACCAAGATTAGCGTCATTTATCAGATCACGGATAATCTCACTATGTACACCATTTTCACCTTTAGCAATAACAGGTAGGGATTTTAGTAGGCCACTACAGACATTTTTACCAACGTAATGGTATTTCATATTTTACTCCTTAATCTTGCCTATTTCGTAGTTATCTTCAAACAATTTCACAATATTGTCAATATTAGCGGATACTTCTTGGGATAACAAGACATTACTTGCAGTATTATCTATTTCTTTTTTCAAAAAAATAGCCCATTTTTTATACCATCCAAAATTTGACTGTGATTCTCTCAATGACTCTATGGTACATTCTGCCACCAACTCTAAAGTACCTACATCTTCAAGAACCATAGCCCTATATATACGAGCAAATCCATCTAGATACTCCTCACAATTTATCTTAAACTTTCCTTTGAACTCTTCTCTCTTCTCTTTTACCTTTAGCTCTAAGATAGTATTCGCCCTAGTACAAGCATTATCAAAAAGGGTCTTCCTAATCTTATCGTCCCGCATAATAGTATCTGTTCCGCCGGTAATGGACGTAATAACCCTCATTACATATTCTACAGCAGTGAACCATTCCCCATATAACCGGTAATCCTTCAAAAACTCGTGTATACTTCTTTCAGTGTATACATCGTTCTCCTCTATCACGCCAAGCACAACCCCATCTGGTACAGCGGTCTTATAGCTGTTCAATCTTTTGTCTGGGGAAGCACTAAACCCAATCTTAACTTCTCTTCTAACCGGTGACAGTAGAAAATATACAAACCGGTCCGACATATTTTCCTCCATTAAGTATCATAAAACGATACTTTCTAACGCATATAGCCCTTAAAATAATTTTCAAAAAAATTTTCACACCCCAACACTTTCCAAAACGGAAAATGTTAAATCTTCCGAAACCATATCTACCAAGCAATAACCTTAGTCTTCATACAATCCTCCTTACAATCATATACTTATCTGTATATTGAAAAGCATGGCCCTCTATCTGTTCAAGATACTGCCTAGCACTACTCAAACTCATCCAGGAAGTCTGTAAAAGTAGCTCATCATTCAAATCTATAGCAACAGCATAATCATTACTCTTACGGCCCATAAGAACTTCTTCCTTAAACTGGCGAAGAGCTTCCATCTCATGTTCAAGCCTAGCAATATGATCCCTATACTCAGCGAAAGCATTAAAAAGTTTATCCGCTTCCTTATCCATAACAAAAACCTCCTATTGTAACATCCTACTTGTTACATTCCAACTACAATGTTACACCATTATACCATGATAACCTAATATTTGTCAACAAGTTTCTGCTAAAACCTAATCTATGGGGTTGTAACACCATTCCAAAACAACTTCTCAACCCGTTTCCTACTTTCCTTACTCATACCAGGATGAAGTGTCATACTATGCTCCATTTCCATAACACATTCCAAATCCATGTCATAACCAGAGACATAAACAGGATATTTACAACCCTTAACCCAAGAGACAAACTCACCATAATCCATCCCACAACCATACCTTCGCGTCCCAGCGTACGGAGGATCACAATAAATAATACCAGAAATAGGAACATCCCTATAATCCATATTAAGTATTTCCAATCGTTCCAACTGTTGCAATCGTTCCAACTGTTCCAACTGTTGCAATCGTTCCAACTGTTGCAACTGTTCAACAGATTCTAGCCTACCACCCTTAACAACCCTCATAACAGCAATCCGCCTATCATGAATCCCTTCAAAATTAAAACAACTATCAGGAATAAACACCCCATATCTACTATGAAATACATCCCTAGCACCCATATCCAGATCAACAATAGCCCTATGCAACAATTCCTTCATTTCTTCATTCCTAACACTAAATAAATACCCATTCTCAGCATTATTACCAAAACTCCAACAAGTCCTAACTACACCAGCATACCAATCACTACCACCTTTCAACCTATGAAAATCCTCTCTACTAATCCACCTATAGAAACTACTATCAACCCCATCCTTTTGTATCTTCCTAAGTAGCTCTACAACAGCAGTATCCAAATCATTATATGTTACGTCCCAACCTCTACTAAGGAACTCGAAACTAACAGCACCACCCCCACCAAACAAATCATACACCTTGCCTACACTATGCCTAGATTCAATAAAGTCTACAATCTTACCAGCCAACTTCCTTTTACTCCCCATATACGGTATTCCATACTTAGCCATGTATAATCCTCCATTAACAGTATTATCCCATGATTATTCGTTTTTGTCAAGTGTAGAACTGTAGGTAAGCTAGAGAGAACCTATAAAGAACTAGGGGGAACCTATAAAGAACTAGGGGGAACTAAAGGTAACCCCTACACAATGCTATAGCTACGCTATAAGGCTGGTGTGTATGTTGTAGGGTGGCAAGTATAGTGACAAAGATTGAGTCTATAGAGGACTTGTAGAAATCTACAAAATTGTGTGGGGTAGTTAGCATAGGGTATATGGAGCTTTCGACTAGAATTGACGAAATGGAGATATTAGAGATATACCATACTGCTAGTTAAAACTATACATTTTAACCAGGGTGTCCTTAAACCACTAGAAACAGACTAGGAAACTGATCTGGAATGATGTAATTACAATGTTATTACAGCCGATTCTAGATGGGGAGCGAGCTAGTTAGCCGACGTCATTAAAATAAACAATCGTTTATATAATAACCTTAAAAACATTGTACACAATTCCATTGTACACAATTTAATCTTGTATAACATAATTGTACACTATTGGAATGTGGGCAGTGCCTACATTATATCATTAC